CAGTTGGGTCAGCTTGGCGCAATCATTGACGACACCAATGGCACCAGAATGTACAAGTATCTTCAGTATGATACTGGTTCTGCTGGTACGGCGGCAGTCGCTGGTGAGGTCGCCTATTATTACACTCTGGATGGCTACAAGACCTTCAAGGTCACCAGCGATCTGTCCGATTCCGTAGAAATCGGCGCGGGTGTAATTCAGGCAGTAATGACGGATGGTCAATATGGCTGGTTCCAGGTGACTGGGGTAGCAACGCTGACCATTGCGCTTACGGCTGGTGCTGACGGTGATCCGTTGACACCAACAGGCAGCGCTGATGGCACACTAGATGTTGCATCAGCAGCCACCGATAACATCTGCGCTATTGCTGGGGATATTTCAGATAAGGAAATTATCTGCACATTCCCACTGTAAGCACAAAGGGGGCAGGGCGACGGCCTTGCCCCCATTCTTTTTGAACAAACGGGAGTTTTATCATGTCTGTCAAAGGCACTTTTTTTCCGCGCGAACTTAATGGCGACATGCGTGACTTTTGCCGCATTTCCATCGCTGGCGTGCGCGATGTGTGGGAAGGGCCGGTTCGGCCTGAAGATATCGCACGCTTTCCAGACGACTGGGCCGCTTACAAGAAGAAGGCGAAGAAGAAAAAACCCAAGGGCAAGGCGCTCACAGAATTACCAGGCATGACTGAGCCGCGCCGCTGTGAGTTGGAATTGAACGACATTGAAACTGTTGAGCAGCTTGCCGCTGCTGAAGAAACGACCCTTAGAAACATCGGTGAGCCGTATGTAGAACTGGCCAAGATAGCCAGCCTGCAAGTGGCCGCTGACAAGCAGAAGGCATCACTTGTTAAAGAGGTGGCTGCTGCGAAAACCAAGACAGAGGTGCCAGATGAGCCTGCTGACGATAGCGCAGAACGTAGCTGACTTCACAGGGTTTGAACGTCCGTCAACTGTGGTTGGCAACACAGACCCAATCGCCCGTCAGCTATTTGCCTTCATAAACCGTGAGGGCAAGCAACTGATGCGCTCGAACAATTGGCCGGTGCTGCTGAAGGAACACACCTTCAACACGGTTAATGGCACGCAAAGTTACGATCTTCCGACTGACTATGATCGCTCTGTGGGCAGCACAATGTACAACCGCACCGATCTGGATCAAATGGTCGGGCCTATCACGCCGCAGCAGTTCCAGCAGGATCGCTATGGCACAGCCAGCGCAGGCATCACGCAAAAGTTCCGCTTCAAGCCGTCAAGCAATGTCTTGAAGTTCGACATCACGCCGACACCCACATCAGCCGAAAGCATTGGCTTTGAGTATGTCAGCAGTCACTGGAATCAATCCAGCGGCGGCACCTCACAAGCCGCTATGGCAGCAGATACTGATGTTGGCATTCTTGATGAGACACTGATTGAGATGGGCGTCACCTGGCGGTTCAAGCAGAACCACGGCCTGACCTATGATGAAGATTTCAGGCAGTACCAGCTAGAACTGCGCCAAGCCATTAGCCGCGCAGGCGGTGCGCCGGTCATCAGCCTAGATGATGCCAGACGCCTTCTGGTCAGCCCTTACTCTTACAATCTGCCTGATAGTGGATACGGGGCCGTCTGATGCTGCAAGCACTGCCGACATCCAGAGGCTACCGCGTCAAGGCGGTATCTGTGCCAGCCCCTGTGGGTGGCCTTAACAGCCGTGACAGTATTGATGCAATGGCACCAACGGACGCGCTAATCATGTCCAACTTTTTCCCGACTGTGGAAAAAGTCACCTTGCGCGACGGATACACCAGTTTTTGTACAGGGATCGGCACCGGCAATGTTGAAACACTGGTTGAGCATAATGCTGGCGCAAACCGGCAGCTTTTGGCAATCGGTAGCAACGGCACCTTGTACCAGATCGACAGCGGGACAGCCGTCAGCAAAAAGACCGGCCTTGCCAACGGCAGGGCAGAAAGCATTGAGTTCAACAACAACTCCATCTTTGTGCCAAGTGGGGCGAACGTGCCTTTTGCGTGGGACGGGTCGAGCGCCAGCGATCTGTCAATCACGCTGTCTGATAGCGTCAACGCGAACACGCTGACCGGCGTTCACGCGCACAAGAACCGTGTTTATTACTGGACCGGCGACAGCCAGAACTTTTATCACAGCGCCAGCGTTGACACCTTTCAGGGCAACTTTACCAAGTTCCCTGTCGGCTTGGTCGGCACATTCGGCGGCAACATCATCATGATCAACACTTTGACTTTAGACGGTGGTGAAGGGGTCGAGGATTTACTTTGCATTATAATGACCAGTGGCGAGGTTCTTATTTACTCTGGCTCAAACCCTGCCAGTGATTTCAGCCTGGTTGGTACGTTTCGGATTGCAGAGCCGATCAATGAGAAACGCGCCATTGCCAAGCTGGGCGGCGACGTCATCGTGATGACCAAAGAGGGCTATCTGCCTTTGAGCCAGGTTGTGCGCCAGGACATCGTTGGCAACAAGGCAGCAGCCATATCAGAGAAGATACGCGGCACCGTCATCAGTCAGGTCAAGGCCACCGGCACATCAACCGGCTGGCAAGTCTTTGTCAGCCCTGACGGCGACAAGGTGTATTTCAACTATCCGACTGGTGAGCCTGACCCGTTCAATCAGCATGTGTTCAACCCAATCATCAGGGCATGGTGCATCTTTGAGAATCTGCCAGCCCATGTCTGGGGCCAGTTTAATGGAGATACATTTTTTGGCAGCGCATCCGGCGTTGTATTCAAGGTGACTGGTGATGCTGATAATGGCGAAAACATTGTTGGTGATCTGGCTACGGCTTACAACTATTTCGGCGACAGAGGCGGTGTGAAGCGCTTCAGCAGCGTGCAGCCCATGCTTGAGGGCGAAACAGACGTTGATTTCAGTTTCGGCGTAGGCGTCGATCAGTCACCCGTTGCGGCGATTGATGTCTCGCCCGTCACCTTTCAGTCAAATCTGGCGGCGTGGGATACCGCCACGTATGATGATTTTTTCTGGGCTGACACGGCTGGCGCTGGCGTTACAAAGCGGCGCAAAGCGGTAAACCGGCTAGGCTACTCAAGTGCATTGCGGATCAAGGTTGCAACCAGCACGCAGACAATCTCCTTCATCAGCGCTCACTATACATTTGCACCAGGGGGGCCACTCTAATGGCATTTTCCGGCGGTACGTTTTCACGCACATTCGACTGCACGACAGATCGTGACAATGGCGTCAAAATCCTTGCATCCAAGTTCGATACTGAATTGGACGGGTTCGCAACGGGCCTGTCCACTTGCATCCTGAAAGACGGCACACAGACATGCACGGCGGCAATCCCGTTTGCAGAAGGTCTGACTGTACCCGACAACAAGACCATCATCCTTGGTACAAGCAGCGACATCACCATTCAGTATGATGAAAGCACCAATGACAGCCTTGAAATTGCAGCCAATGTAGAGGGTGCAGCGCTTGGCATCGTGCTGAAGGCTGACCAGGGCGATGACAATGCAGACCAGCATAAGCTGAACATTGCTGACGGCGGCACACTGACGCTTGGCAGCAAGATCAGCGGCAGCTTTGTCAACTATCTCACACACACGCCCAACAGCACTGTGGCCAGCAGTACAACGGCTGTTGCCGGCAATCTGACTGTCGGCGGTGACCTGACGCTGGGGTCAGGCGCTGTCATCAGCGAGGCTGAACTAGAGGCGATTGACGGCGTTACAGCAGGCACTGTGGCGGCATCCAAGGCTGTGATCGTTGACAGCAACAAGGACATTGCCAGCTTCCGCAACGTGACGCTGACCGGCGAGTTGGATGCTGGGTCACTGGACATCAGCGGTGATGCGGATATTGACGGCACGCTGGAAGCGGATGCCATGACGCTCAACGGCACGGCGATCACAGCCACAGCCACGCTGGACACAGGCATATCTAACAACAACGTGCCAAAGTTCACCAGCGGCGTGGCAGATGATGATTTCTTGCGCGTGGCTGGCACGGCCATCGAAGGCCGGTCTGCATCAGAAGTGCTGTCTGATATCGGCGGTCAAGCCAGCCTAACATTCGGCATCAGCAATACCAATGCGGTCAAGATTGACAGCAGTTCAGTGGCTGATGATGAGTACGCACGATTTACAGCTAATGGCCTAGAAAGCAGGGCGACATCTGAAGTGCTGTCTGACATCGGCGCACAAGCATCACTGACATTTGGCATCTCAAACACCAACGCAGTCAAGATCGACAGCAGTTCAGTGGCTGACGATGAATATGCTAGGTTCACTGCAAACGGGCTGGAAAGCAGATCAAACGCAGAGGTGCTGTCTGATATCAGTGCGCTGCCATTAGCTGGTGGCTCAATGACCGGCGGGGTAACAATCACCACTGCCGACAACACCACGCAGCTTACACTTACGTCAACAGATGCTGACAATGACATCGGCCCACAGCTTGACTTGCGACGTGACAGCGGTTCACCAGCAGACAGTGATGTTCTTGGTCGAGTACGTTGGCTTACTGATGATGATGCTGGCAACTTGGTAGAAAGTGCAATCCTTCAAAGTAACTTGGAGGATGCTTCTCAAGGCACAGTAGACACACAGCTTCAAGTCACGACATCTGTTGCAAGCACGATGCGTAATCGGATAAAGATTACAAGCAGTGAAGTCGTGTTCAATGAAGACAGCATAGACCTCGACTTTCGTGTTGAGAGTGACGGCGATGCAAACGCATTTTTTCTGCGGGGTAGCGACAGTCGCGTTGGCATAAAAACCGGTGCGCCTGAACACGACTTAGATGTCGTAGCAGATACCTCTGGACCGTATATGGTGCGCTTTTTCAACGATGGCAATAATGTCAATCGTAAGGGTTTAAAAATACAATGTGGTCAAGATAGTGGCGACCAAGTTTTCATAGCCTTTGAGGATGGCGATGCTAGCAGTGTTGGAAGCATACAAGGCTCTAGCGGTACAGCTTCGTACAACACATTTACTGCTGGTCACCCAGCTATTCTGCCATCGAGCGATGCCGCTGCGGGATATCCATACGGCACACTGGTTGAAACTACTGGCATTACATATTCAACGGATTCTGGCGGGAATACTACTCGTAACGGAATCATTTACAGTGTGCAAAAATCATCGTCTGCAAACAGCAAGTCTGTGTTGGGGGCTTATGCATCAGCAGACAATGTAAACGATGGTCAGCATATTGTTTATGTCCTTGGCGACGGTCACATTCTCTGCAACAACTCCGGCGGTGACATTGCAGTCGGTGACGGCATATGCACATCCGCAACGGCTGGAATTGGGCAGAAGGCAACAGCCAGCCCGTCTATGATTATTGGCGTTGCACAAGAAGTTGTGACCTTTGCGAGCGACAGCGAAACAAAGCTGGTGGTTGTACAGTATGGTCTGCAACAGTTCATCCCATGGTCGTAATGAGCAAGCCCACGGTCACATCTGTCCAAGCACAGATCGACACGCATGAGGCAGTCTGCGCGGAGCGTTGGAAGGAAACCATCCTACGCATCAAGCGCATTGAACACATCATGATCGGCACGGCTGGCACAACCATCGTTCTGTTGATTGGCGTCCTGCTTAGTAAGTGATCACGGTATTTGTACTGATGATATTCACCGGCCTTGGTGACGAAGAAAAACTGTATTCCGACAAAATGATATTTCGCAGCCTTGTGGACTGCCAGTGGTATGCCGCGCGCATGGTTCGTGTTTACGGCAACTACGGTTACACCCGCCCAGGGACAGAGAAGATCACGGCATATTGCCTGCCCGTTGAAATGGCAGAGGACACTGAAGAAAGGCTGTATTGATGTTAGCAGAACTTGCAGCAGCCAACGCAGCTTTTGCCATAATCAAGCAGACCGTTCAGAACGGCGGCGAAATTGCCAAGGCTGGCAAGGCCATCGGATCATTTTTGTCAGCCAAAGAAGACTTGATGCGCGAGGGCAACAAGAAGCGTGCAAGAGGAGTTGGCGGTAATGATCTTGAGGAGTTTATGGCCCTTGAGCAAATTCGTGAAAAAGAAAACGAGTTAAAGCAAATTATGATCCTGTCTGGTCGCCCAGGCTTATGGCGCGACTACCAAAAATTCTGTGAAGAGGCGCAAGACGGAAGGGCCAAGGCAAGACATCAAGCCATCAAACGGCGCAAGAAAATGCTGGAGCAAGCTGGCAACGCTGGTGTGGCCATCATCATCATTGGTGGCTTAATTGGCGTCGTTGTCTGGGGGCTGTGGATCAGAGGCGCGTTTGCACAAGCGGCTAACGATCTGACGGTCTGCCGTCTAATCAAATGCGTGAAGGTAGACAAAAAAACTGAGTTCTGCGTCTACAGGGGCGCTCACAATACACAAGAAATCCTAAGTTTCTCGCTAGAGTTTCCGCGTGAATACAAGCCGCGGGAGTATCTGTGCCAGTGGGAAATTGATCAGCCACCACCACCAAACATCTATGATGCACTAAAAGCGATCAAGGACAGCCAAAAGTGAACCGCATCATTTTCGGTGCAGACGATTATCTAAAATCATGGGCAGCAGAGCGCATCGGCATTGACCAGTTTGGGCCAAGCGTGGCGATTGGCGTTGAGCGTGACAACCAGATCATCTGCGCCGCCATTTTCCATGATTTACGGAAAGGGCAGATCGAGGCGTCCCTGGCTGCTTCCTCCCGGCGCTGGGCGTCCCGATCTGTCCTGCACACGCTGTTTGCCTACCCGTTCAAGCAAGTCGGGGCGCACCGGCTGCTGGTGCAGTGCAATGAGGCCAACGAAAAGGCAATGAAAATGAACAGGCAGCTTGGCTTTACGCAAGAGGGCAGGCTGCGACATCTGCATGGGCCAGATGATGGCATACTCTGGGGCATGTTGAAGGACGAATGTAAATGGATAAAGGGTCAAAGTAATGGGCAAGTCAGCGCCTTCACCACCACCAGTTCCTAATCCAAACGAACTGATCAACGCCCAGGCAAACGCGAACAGAATCAATCAGTTCACGCCCTATGGCAACCTGTTGTTTGGTTCTGTCGGAGATCGTGGGCAGTTTGTTCAGGGTGCAGTACCAGAAGACGGTCAGGCGGCAGCTTTCACACAGGAAACGCCATTTCAGACGCAGATGCGTGCGGCCACTGAAGGCACTGGGCTGGGGCTTGGTAATCTGGCATTCAACCGCGTCACAGGCCGACAAGTCATTGGCCAGAACGCTGATGGATCGCCAATCTTTGCTGATGATCCTGATTTCCAAAACCCGTTTAGAACAGCGCCAACATTGGCTGGCGTACAGCAGTCACAGGACATTGACCCGACTACCGGCCTGCCTGCATTCCAAAGCCAGATCAGCACCACCACGCCTATGCCCACCAGCATCAACACTGAAGGTTTGACGGCCCTACAGAGCGATCCAGAGGCGTTCAGATCAAACATTGAGCAAACACTGTTTAACCGGCAGCTAGGGCTGTTACAGCCAGAGTTTACGCAGCAACGTGAGGCGCTTGAACAGAACCTGGCTGATCGCGGCATCCCGATCACATCACAGGGCTACAACGACGCTGTAAACCGCTTGGAGACACAGCAAGGCGAACAGCTAGGGCGGCTGGCACAGCAGGCCACACTAGCGGCAGGACAGGAATCTGATCGGCTGGTGAACCAAGCACGGAACATTCGGGCGCAACAATTTGGTGAGCGTGCGGCTGGCGGTGAGTTTGGACTGGCAGCGCAGGGTCAGGCTTTTGGCCAAGATGCGGCCAATGTCCAACTGCAAAATGCAGCCAGACAGCAGCAAGTGGCCGACCAGCTTCTTAGCAACCAGATTGCCAACCAATCACGCCAGCGACAGATCGCAGAGCGCACAGCGCTGCGTGGTCAGAACTTTAACGAACTGGCAGCATTGCTTGGTGGGCCGCAAATCCAGCAGGGCAGCTTCTTTGCACCTGGTAGCATTGATACGCAGGGCGCGTTTGGCGCACAGATGGCTGCACAGCAGAACGCATACAGTCAAGCGATGCAAAATCGTTCAGCAAATCTTGGCGGGCTTTTCGGATTAGCTGGCAATCTTGGTTCAGCATACTTGCTTTCATAGGGGTGATTGATGGCACTAAATCCTAGACAAATGCTTGGCCTGGGCAACGCACGCCCATCAATGCGCTACCAGCAACTGAACCAATCATTTCAGTCCGATCCACGCCGCATCCTTGGGCAAGCGCTAATGCAGCAAGGTGCAAGCGCTGCGCCGGTCAGGACGCCCCTGCAAGGGCTTGGCAGGCTGTCTAGCGCACTGGTTGGCGCGTATCTACAGCGCAAGGCAGGTGATGCACAAGTCGAGCGTGAGACAGATTATCGGACAAGATTAGACAATGCCCTAGCAAATTCCAATGTGGCTGCGTTCCCAGCAATCGCAGGCATTGCCCCAGAATTTCCAGAGCTTGCTTTGCCAGCGCTTTTAAGTGCAGAGGCGACAAGAGCCGGAAGGACACCGCCAGCACCAGTTCAAATGTTCAACCGTAAAACACGGGATACTAAATTAGTTATACCAGGAAGCCCTGAACAAACAGCGTTGGCAAACAAAGATTACGAAATGGGCAGTTTGCCAAATCCAGACACTGGGTTTGTCTATGACGAAGACGGTAAACAAGTAGTGAGAGCGCGCAGCGGCAAAGCGTTTGACATGGCCACTAAGTTTGTCGCGCCGACGAGTAAAAACGTAAATAAATTTGGTCTAGCTAAAACAGCCTATCTATCTGCAAAAAGTCTGGCCGCTGATGATTCAGGCGCTGGTGATACTGGCTTGATATATGCCTTTTTCACCTCATTAGACCCTGGAGGCCGTGTGACTGACGCAGAGGCTGCATCAGCGGAGGCTTCACAAAGCTATGGGACACAGCTCTCTCAAAAACTTGTTAGAGCAATCAAAAGCGGTAGGTTAAACAACGACACACGAGCAGAGATTGTAAATGCTATGCGGGGCGTTGTCGCTCAACAGCAAAACACTCTAAAAACTGAACTTACCGATGATCTTTTCTTAAACAGGCTAAATGCTCTTGGTTTTAAGCCACAAGACTTGTTGCCGTCCTATTCTCAAATTTTCACAGAGTTGCCAACATTCAGCGTAGCGGGTGGCACTAGTAATACTGATATCGTACCTGGCCAAACAATAGTGACCCCAGGCGCTAGCAGTGCTGATCCCGCTATAGCCAACGCGACTGATGCAGACTTAATCGGGGGGCTGCTTTGATGGCTGAACAAACCCAAATCATCCCACCTGAAATTTTAAAATCAGGATATGCAGGCACCTTGGAGCCGACTAAACAAGCCAGATTTAATGAACTTGTGAAACGCGGAACGATCCCAGCCAAAAATACTTTCGTTGGGGATATGACCACAATTGCTACAGATTTTCTGGCATCTGTCGGGAAGGGCGCAAAAAACATTGTTACAGGTGAAGCAACGACAGAGTTCCCTAACATGCCGGAAATACCGGCTAGTCTAAGGACGGCGATAATTCCAGGCAGTGGTCAGGTAGGCACAAGGCTATCACTAGGCCGTGATGATCTGCGAAAGACAGATATATTCCGGCAAATATTTGGGAATGTTGACGCCAAATTGGACAAGTTTGGAAACTCATATGTCACCTTGGATGACAGCTTTGCCAAACGGTTCGACATAAAAGCTGGCGATTACTATTTGAATAAACCAGGTGCAAGCCCCCAAGACGTTGATGATTTTATGACTACAGCCCTGAGCGAATTATATTTTGCAAGGCTTGGTGGTAAGTTAGGCCGAAAATTCGGTGGCAAGGCTGGGCAAGTGGTTGGCACAGGTGCAGGCGCTGGCGCTGGGTCAGTAGCGCAAGATTTAGCCGCTGGACAGGCTGGTTCAGTGCGGGGCATTGACCCTCAATCTGCGCTGATTGCTAGTGTGTTTGGTGTTGGCGGTGAACTTGCTGGTCAACTGCTGTCCCCGTTTCTGCGTAAATTCATTGCAAATAAAGAATTTGTAACAGCAACCGGCGTCACCAAAAGAGGGCGCAAAGCCCTTACTAATGCAGGCTTAGACCCTGATGAGGTGACACCCGCTTTTCTGCAACAATTCAATCAACTTGCTCAAACGGCTTCTGATCCGGCGCAGGCTGCACGCATGGCAGCAGCCGAAACTCTGCCGCAACCTGTTCGGCTGACACAAGGTGATGTGCTGCGTACACGCGCCGCACAGTCTGCTGAAGATGAAATCTTATCCAGAAATGACACTGCTGGAAATATCATGTCGGGGACTAGGGTGCGCCAGCAAGAACAACTGGCAGAAAACGTGCCGTTGATAGCAGAAGAAATAGCGCCAACCGGCACGGCTGTTATCAGCCCAACGGACGCCATGATCGATGTGGGCGGCGAACTGTCAGCAAAGTTTGTAGCAGCCAAACGTAGAGTTGACCGCCTTTACAAAGTGGCAAGAGGGCGTGGCAGAACCGTTGCTTTAGACCCAAGCGCTGTCAGGCAACAAATCGCAACGATAAGCGACGATGTATATGAAGCAGGGTTTGACTTGCAAAATTTCCCAAACGCGGCGAGCGCTGTCAAAGACCTTCAAAAAATAACAAACAAAAAAACGCTTAGTGTTAATGATCTTGAAGCGTGGCGGCAAAGAACAACCCAGTTGTCCCGCACAAACGACGGCGCACAAAACGCCGCTGTCAAAGCAGTCATCAAAGAATATGATAGTTTTGTTGATCGTCTGCTAGACGATTTGGCAACAACAGGGAACGCTGATGCTTTCACACCGTGGCTGAAGGCAAGGCGTGCAAACAAAGCGTTTCGTGAAAAATTCAGTGACGATACGGTTATTGCAAAAATCTCTGACCCTGAAAGTGCTTTGGAGCCTAGTGAGCAATTCAACCTGTTATTCACTTTGTCAGGCGCTGGTAAAACTGGTGCAGCAGGCACGGTCAGAAAACTGCGTGAAACACTTAGCCCCGTGGCTTTTAACAAGCTAAAGCAAGGCGCATTCTTGAGGATTGTTGAGCAAGCTGAAAAGTCTGCTGCTGGTGAGGCTGGTGTAAAAACCTTTTCTGGTGCTGGTTTCAAAACAGCGCTGACCAATTTGAAGCGCCGGACGCCAGAACTGTTCAACGCACTTTTCACCAAAGAAGACCAAGCACTACTTAATCAGTTTGCAAATGTAGCAGAGTTGGCCACAACGGCAGTCCCTGGCGCAAAGAACTTTAGTGGCAGCGCCGCCCCAATCATCCGCAACATGGAACAAACCTTTGGGCCACAGCTTGCCGCTATCGCAAACAGATTGATTGCATTACCTGTCAGCACATACAGGGCTGGCAGGGCGCAAGTGATGGCATCGGGTGGCATTGATCAGCGGAGCATTCCACCTGGCTTGACTGGTGGCTTGTTCAGCGCTGCCGGACAAAGTGAAATCGGTGATACGCGCCGCGTTACTGTCAACCCTAATATCAGATAAACCGTGGGCCAGAAAAAGCTGGAAAGGTCTAGCGAGTTTGAGCGCTATGACCTGGACAATGATGGCGTGGTCACGGATGCAGAAATTGAACGCGCCCGTGAAATCCGTGAGACAGAAGACAAGAGCCGCAAGCACCTGGCGCAGCTACGCCTAGCCAGATTCGCACTTATGGGCATGGGTGTTTACACCGTTCTGCTGTTCATGCCGTTCATTCCAGACACGCGCATCAAACTACTTAGTGAGGTCAGCCCACTGCTCTACATCAGCTTGTCTGGTGTGGTGGGTGCTTACATGGGCTTCACGCAAATGGGAGACAAAAAATAATGCTGGGAGTTTTAGCATCAATCCTTGGCAACGGGGATGTGATCAAGAAGGGCATGGATTTGATAGATGATGTCCATAGTTCTGATGAAGAAATGGAGCGCGTCAAGGCGCAGGCAAAGATTGACACGATGGCCGCATATGCACCCTTCAAGGTGGCCCAGCGGTATCTAGCGCTGATGTTCACGGCCACGTTTTTGGCGTCGTTTGCGCTGGTGTTGGTGATGACCCTGATGGGCGAAACAAACATCTCTGATGTCAAACAAGTCATTGATGACTTTTATGTGGGCGAGGCAATGCTGACCATTCTGGCCTTCTACTTTGGCGGCGGGATGCTTGAGGGCGTTGTCGGCAAGGTGAAAGCAAAGAAATGAACATTGATGCACTGCGTGAAGAGATAGCGGCTGATGAGGGCTGCAAGTATGAAATATATTTAGATCACCTGTCGCTGCCCACGCATGGAATCGGTCATTTGATCACAGAAGATGATCCAGAGCATGGCCAGCCGGTTGGCACACCCGTCAGCGAGGATCGCGTCAATCAGGTGTTTGAAGACGACATTGCGATTACTCTAAGAGAGTGCCGCATCCTGTTTGAGAACTTTGATGATCTGCCGGAAGACTGTCAGCGCATCTTGGCAAACATGATGTTCAATATGGGCAGGCCGCGTCTGTCCAAGTTTGTTGGCATGAAATCTGGTATTTATGCAAAAGACTGGCATCGGGCGGCAGATGAGATGGTTGATTCCAAGTGGTATCGGCAAGTGACCAACCGCGCAGATCGACTGGTAAAGCGCATGAGAGCGCTGGCTGATGGCTAGAAGAGCGCCAGCCAAGGGCAAGGCCAAGGTCAAGGTCACTGCCACAGGCAAACGAGTGTCTTACGGACAAGCTGGCAAGGCAAAGGGTGGTGGCCCACGGGTGCGCCCTGGCACATCGAAGGGTGACAGCTATTGCGCTCGATCAGCCGGTCAGATGAAGAAGCATCCCAAGGCTGCACGCAATCCTAACAGCCCTTTGCGCCTGTCACGGAAGCGCTGGAAATGCGCCGGTAAAAAGTCACGGAGATAATCCATGAAAATGAAGAAACTGACGGCACGGCAGCAGGCCGCGCTGAAGCGCCATAGCGCCAATCACACCGCCAAGCACATGACAGAGATGCGTAAGCTGATGCGGGGCGGCAAGACATTTACAGAAGCGCATCGGGCGGCGATGCGTAAAAAAGGAAGGTGAAACTATGCCACGTCATGCAATGAAGAAGCCAAAGATGATGCCAAAGCGCAAACCGACAAGGGCGGCTGCAAAGAAGAAGATGGCACCACGCCGTCGCATGCGTCGAAGCTACGTCTGATGGCACCGGCCAAAAAGAAGGTTGTCACCAGTGGGCCGACACCAACAAACCCTGAACTTTACAAGCGCGTAAAGGCGGCGGCAAAACGTAAGTTCAAGGTGACACCCAGCGCATATTCATCAGCCTGGATCGTTCGGGAGTACAAAAAGCGCGGCGGTAAATATAGGGGCAAGAAACCGACATGAGCCTGACCAAATGGTTCAAAGAAGACTGGGTTGATATCAGCGCACCAAAGAAGGGTGGCGGCTACAAGAAGTGTGGCCGCACATCTTCAGAGCGTGGCAAGCGTGGCTATCCTAAGTGCGTGCCAGCCGCCAAGGCAGGGCGCATGAGCAAGTCGCAGATCAAGTCTGCTGTGCAGCGCAAGCGGTCTAAAAAGCAGGGCGTGGGTGGCAAGCCGACCAATGTGGCGACCTTTGCAAACAGGCGTAAAGCACGGGCATAATCTGTCCCAGTTTGTCCCAGGTTTCTGGCTACCACCGCCTACCAACGGCAACCAAAACACCCCAGAAAAGCTGGTTTTTTACCCCTGAATACCCTTTAAAACCGCCCTTTCACGGCGGCAACAGGGGTTCGAATCCCCTACGGGATGCCAGCCTCAAACCCAAGCATAGCCTCAAAAACAAGCCCTCGGCCTTCATCGGCTGGGGGCTGTTTTTTTGTGTTTGTCCCAGTTTTGTCCCAGTTTTATTTGTACTGTTTGACTTTTTGTGTCAATATTGTGGTAGTTAGAAATCAAACGGGAGCAAGTTTATGAGGGATTTATCTGTAAAGTTTTGGGAGAAACGCGGCCACTGGGTCATCAATGCTAATCGCGTCGGCTTAGACACGAAGCATGGTAATTTTGAATCGCGTGAAGCGGCAATGAAAGAAGCTGAAAAACTAAAAGCGCAGTTTGTCCTTGGCCAAGATGTTGAGGCTAAAGCCAAGCCGAAATTGTTTTCAGTCCGTGACGCACTTGAGGATTACCAAGCCAATCAAGCCAAGCTGCAAACCAAGTCGTATTTTGATGCACAAAAGTACAACCTTGGATTGCTGGCCGCCGTCAAATTCAAAGGCATCCCAGTTGGCAAACATCAAATGGAACGGTTGGGCCGAAAGGCAGAGCGTGAAGATTTCAGAACGTGCATTCAATTAGCCATAAAGAATGAAGGTAAAAGCGTTGAGACAATGCAAACCCGTCGCAAGCATTGGTCAAAGTTTTTTAAGTTTGCGGCTGGCAAGGGGTGGATTGACGCCAGCCCGATTGACGACATCAAATTACCAAAACCCAGCAAGAAAGATGAACGCGCACCCAAAGTGCAGCCAGGGTTCATTGCATGGTTGCAGACAGATGCGCTGGACGCGCACGCTGCTGCTTTCAAAAAAGCAGCAGAGAAAAAGTTTAAACACGGTCAGCGAAATCATCTGACGATCAGCCCAGCAAAGCTGGAATTGATGATCCTGTTGTCAATCACCACTGGTCTGCGTCAGGGTGAGTTGCGTGCCTTGCGCCGCTGCGATTATTCAGCAAACAGACAAATTATTTCTATTAGTGGTGGCATTGATCATGGCACACAAACGATCGGCCGCGCCAAGACTGAAGAGGGTCAAGACCGCGATATTGAGGTGCCGCAGGCAGTTTGTGCTATGCTTGACGACTGGCTCCAGAAAAGTAGATTTAAAAAGTTTGATGATCTGGTCTTTCCGTCCACGACAGGCACGCCATTACGCAAGAACGATTTCAGTGAAGCCATCAAGCCCATGCGTGCAGTCTGCCCTTTTAAGGATGAAAAAACTGGAAAGCCGCTGCATTTGCTGTGGGCAGATATGCGCCACGCCTTTGCCAGCAACATGATAAACCAGCTTGGTGCCAACTGGGTTGATGTGTCGGAATCAATGGGCCACACCAATCCAGAGTTTACCAAACGTCGTTACGGGCATTACATCGAAGATGAAGAGAAAAGACAGCGCAAGCGTGAAGCTGCTGGCGCGGTATTGGTAAACAGAAAGGGGCGCTAGTGCGCCCCTCTCATCACATCCCAAATTCTTTGCGCCCAGTTTCTGGGCGGCGGCTCAATGCTCACCGCCTGGCGTCTTGCTGCCCAGATGCGTTTCATCCTTTTACTCTGCGCGGCACGCTTTTCAGGCGTCCATGCTGCTTTGTGTTTGTTCATCAATCCCACCTAATTTCACAATTTCGGCACGCGGTATGAACCACCGTGAACCATCTTGAATGGCCGCGATCTGGCCATCCTTGATCCAGCGCCTGACGCGCTTGCGGCTGGCCTCGCTGTAGCCCTCACCGAATAGTGCATCACACGCCTCTCTGACCGTCAGTAGAGCGCTAGTAGCCATTCTTGGTTGCCTCATAGCCTGCCGGTGGCGGCGGTGCATCAGGGACGCTTGTATGGGGCGGCGGTGCCGGTGGTGGGGGCGGCGGCGGTGCATAGACAGGGGCAGGGACAGCAGCTTGTTGTCGGGGGGCTCCGTCATTCAGCCACAGCCGTGATCTGGCCACGCGGTGAAATGTGTCACCAATCTTGACCTGTATCTCCAGACCAGGCTGCTGCTTGAAATCGTCCTTGGTGGCTTGATAATAGGCGTCCAGACGTGCCTTCAGATCAGGGTCACTGATGTTGAACCAGAAACTGATGCTCAAATTGTCGTCAATCTCAACGCCTCGCACCAACTGAATTTTGCCAGCTTTGTATTCAGGTTGTGCCATTTTGAATGTCCTTCTCTTGTTTTTTCCAGAACGCATAAAAGCGGTTGTAGTCGGTA